CGCTCCGCAGTGGGGCGCGCTTCCTTACGTCTCCCGGTAGATCCCAGGAACACAGGTCGTAAATCGCCTCTTCCCACTCGTCCTCAATCACTAGCCGCAACCTCTGTGCCTTCGATGCCGCGTGAAATAGTCCGAGAGGGTCAGTTCACACCGAGCCATGCCTTGCGCCTCTGTGGCCCGCATGCCCTTCAAGAGCCGAGCCGCTTCTACAGTGTGAAATTGCGCGCCGGCGTAGTCCTTCAAATGGGCCTTGAGCTTGGCTGTGATGCCTTCGACCAGGGCGCCCGGTTCCATCCAGATTTGCAAAAGGGTCGTTGTGGTCGCGAGGTCGGGCCCGCCTGCAATGTACTCGTACGGAATCCCGATAGCCAGATTGGGTGAGGGGAAAAGTTTCACCTCCATATTCGGTGGAGTACTCGCGTCGTCCATCGAACTTGCCCAGGCCATCGGTGAGCCCGTACTGTTGTAGAACTGGCCTAATTGGGGACTGGTGAGACGGCGAAGCGGGCCGTAGTCCCAGGAGCTGAAGGCGTCCTCCTGCAACATCGTGGCATTGGCCGGCAGGCTGTAGATGGATTGAGAGATCGAATAAGCCGCGAGAGTAGCGGTTGGCCCTTCATACGGCCGGTCGAGCGTGGCCGTCGTGGCCGAGACGAAGGTGAAGGTGTACTGCTCGTTCCGGCTGGTGATGCGGAACTGGCGCCGCGTCATGCCGGCCGCCCAGGTCGTTCCTACTCCTGTGATGGAAGCCGAGCCGAGCACTACCGAAGCTGTGCCCGTCGAATAGGGTGCAACGGTCTGGAGTACCGCCTGAACGGTGAGCCGCGACCAGGGTAGTTCGCTCAGAATCTCCTGGTAGCGGTCGTTACAGAAGCCCTCCACGATGTCGAGAGACACGCTCGGGAACATCTGAGTGAGGCGAAGTTTTAATTGGCCGTAGGTCATACGATCGCTACCCCGCGGTTCGCCCAGGTGGATTTGAGCGATTGATAAGCCTTCAGGTGTTCGGCCGCCGAGAGTACCCGGTTATAGATGGCCACATGCGAGAGCGTGCCTTTCATCCAGGCGCCATTAAATGCCGCTACACCGATCCGTGGCGAGAATGCCGTGATGGTGAGGGCCGTATTGTTGGTATTGTTGAGCCGCCCTTCGCGCCACATCCGCCCCTGCGCCCCGTCATAACTGGCCGCAATGTAGTGATACGCCAGGTCGGTAATGGTGCCAGACGAGGCGACTACGGTTGCGACGTTCGTTTGCTGCACTTCAATGCCGCCGCCAATCAGCGAACGAAAGGTAAGCTGGCTGTTGCCCGAGCCCGCAATAAACGGGTGCGTTCCGGTCGTGTCCGCGTTCTTCGCGATCACAATCATCGTGATGGGACTATTCACGGTGAGCGCTGCCGCCGTGCAGAAACTGGCCGCTCCATCGAAGACCAGGCCCGCCGCGGTTGCTACCGGATCCGCCGCATCGACACCCGCGGCCGATCCCAATTGCAGAGCCGCGCCGCCTGCCACCTGGTTAGCGACGGTCTGCCCTGCAACGCTGCCGAGGTCCCAGGACGCGACAAGGCCACTGGTCGGTAAGCCGCGATTCCCCGAGGCTCCGCCGTATACGCTGGCGCGCCCGAATAGCAGAATATAGGGCATTGGCTAGCCGATAAGCTGCATGGCGTTCAAAAGGAGTGTCCGGTCAGCGCCCTGGTTGACCGCCGAGGCGCCGGTGCCCGATCGGATCTTGAGCCACTGCCAGCCAGCGAAGGCCGTCACATCGAGCGCTATGCCGTGGGCCGCGGCAACCGTGACGGAGATTTCGGAACCGAGCGAATCGTAGAGGTCGGTGTACGTGGTGCCGTCCATCGACCCCTGAAACGTCAGGACTGCCGCGGTCCAGGCTGCCGGCATCTGTAGGGCGATCAGGCGCCCATTCGACACAGCTACGGCCGGTGAGAGTGAGGTACCACTGGCGATGATCGTTTGTACAACTGTCGAGAGCTTGGCTGGCATTGGCTAATCCTTAGAGCACCGTGATAGCGCCAACGATGGGCGAGATCGTGAACGTGATGTCATAGGGCGTAGTCTCGGTGAGAGAGCCCGTGGGTTGCACCTTGATGGTGAGCTTGTTGGCGCCCGCTACGATCGTCCATGCCAGGGTGAGGGTGCCGGCCGAGACGGTCTTCGCCTGGTTGCCCGCTACTTCCGTAATGGTGCCGGTGATCGTGGCCGCTTTGTTCACGCCGCTGTAGGTGACGAATCCGGAGAGTGCCTGGAAGTCCGTTCCGTCCGATGCACGCACGACATAGTGGAGATTGCCGCCCACCATTGCCGAGGCTGCGCAGGCCACATCTACCAGTGAGGTAGCCGCACTGTCGATGATGGTTTTCGAGGTCGCGTTGATGGCGCCGCGGCCGGTCGAGTCGATGCGATAGAGGACGGCGCCGGTCGAGTCCTGGAGCTCGAGCAGGTTGGCGGTCTGTCCTGCTACTCCTTTGATCGTCAGCGGTACTTTGGCGACGGATTGCGCATCGGTACGCATCGCCTTTACAAGAAGGCTTGAAAATCTCGTTGATTCGCGATTGGTGGGAACGGCCATGATGATGATTTCCTTTTGATCTGCTGGCTGCCCTTGGGCCGCTCAGGATATTGCTTGTGGGTTGGGAAAAAGTAGGGGAGCCCTTGCGAGCCCCCCTGGTAAGGTTTGCTAACGGTGAGGCTTTTAATTATGCCCCGGGAGTGCCGTACACGCCGGCCCAGCCCTTGAAACCGAAGTCCGCGCGATAGCGGAGGTAAACATAGCCGGTTTCATTCTTCTCGACGTAATCGGACTTGGTGTAAGGCGCCTTGCGATCGAGCCAGATCAAATCTGTTTCCGCGGGAGGAGCCATCAGGAACCACGCATCCGGATCGGTCAGGTACGGCCATACGATCGAATCGACCGTACCGCCCTGCTCGGTGTACTTGAATGCGTTAGCCGTGTTGTTGGCGGTATCCGAGCGCATCTGGCTCTTGAGAATCTCCGCCACGTTCCAACGGTTCTGACTTGCGGTCATCACGTGGGGCGTGGAGAGCATCTGCAGGAAGCCTTCATGCGTTTTGATCAGTTCCCAGTCGGTCATGCCCAGTTCGAGCGAGGCCACATCCAAATCTGCCGCTACTGCCAGGATGTTGGATTGGGTGCCGCCGGATTTCACGAGCGGATGGTCGGAGGCGAAAAGCGCCTTGCCATCGGGGCCCGGGAAGTTGGTGCCGTCGAAGCCGTTATTGATCACACTGGCCGCCTGAATTTCGCGGGCTTGTGCGATCGAGTTCGCGAGAGCGACCGAACGGCGGGAGATAATGCCCACCTTGTCGTCTTCCACGAGTTCCTGCGAGGCCGCGATGCCCAAGCCATATTTCGAGGGTTTGAACGTCTTGTTATACCCCTGCACGAAGTTGTCCGTGGGGGTATCGACGCCTTCGCCTACCAGCGTGGGCAAGCCGACACCGGTCATTTGCGAGAACTGCTCGATCGAGCGGGTGGTCGTTTCGACGTTGAGCACGCGCGAGTACATGGGCGTCTTCGCTTTGAAGGTGGCCCAGATTTTCGCGTTGAGCGCTGGCAGCATCGTTTCAAAAAAGAAGTCGCTGAATTGTCCTCTGATCTGCATTAGATGCCTGCCTTCTGGTCGGATTCGACCAAATTATTGAAGGTCACGAAGACACGCGCGTACTGTCCGAGCGCATTATCCGGTGACTCATAAAGGCCTCGGACTTTGCAGTCGAGGGTGTTGGTTGCCGCCAGGCCGGTTTCGGAAATCGAATGCTTGGAGGTTTTAGTTGAGGCGTTGCCGGCAGTCAGCACGAGGTTTGCGCATTTCTGCAAGCTGGCCGCTACCAGGAAGGTGGCGCCGGTGCCATCGCCCTGCACGATGAAGACGGCATCCTTGGCCATCAGAATCGTATGATTGGTGGCGGTTGAGGCTGCGCCATAGATGAGGTTCACGCCGAGTACGGGGGTCGTGCCCGGGGTGATCGCCGCATCGATCGCAAGTGTGGGCTTGGTGCCGGCCGCGGCGTGGGTCACAGCATCGCCTACGAATAGGGCGGTACCGTAACCTACCAATTTGTGGGCGGTCGCGAGCGAACCCGCTGCACCGCTAATAGTGCGCATCGTCGGACGGAATCCGAAGGGCGCGTTTACGTTTGCCATGAATACACTCCTAGAGTTGTTGGTGTTGCCTCAAGGGGCGTAGACATTGGCAGGGTGAGGTAAACCGCGCTCGGGTGCCCTTTCGGGACGTGGAGTGAGCGCGCCTGCTACGCGTGGTCGGTTACTGCTGATGACGAGGTGAGGGTAGCCGTAAGCTACTTTCTAACCGCCTTCCCGAGCCGTCGCCCGAGTTGGCCCCCCCATAATTTACTGATCGGAAACGGCGGTTGCTCCGCCTTCGGCCTTGTACTTCTCACCGATCTGTTTCAAAAGCTGGTTGCCGCGCTCGCGGTAATGAGCATTGCGAGCCACTGCGATCTCTTCCGGGACGTGGCCGAGGATCATTCCTTTAACCTTCACCGGATCGCCCTTCGCGTCCTTCACTACTACGTAATCGCCTGTTCCGCCTCCCTCTTTCACTTTTTGAGCGGAGAGGAATTTAGGCCGCATGCCGGGTTGGGCGTAACGGTCTGCTACTTCCTTGAGCGGGTCGCGGGATTGATAGAGTGGCTTGCCGAGTTCTTTCACATCGTCGCGCCGTTGCTGCAAGGCCTTGCCGAATTCATCCTGTCCGAGCGATACGCCTGAAGGTTCGCGCACGTTGGGCCGGGAGTTGCGCTCGAGCATGCCTTCGTCTGTTGCGTACCAATCGAGAGCTGCGATTACATTCGCGGGTAGGTTGAGGTCTGCCACCAGCACGCCGTTAATATGCGCCTGGAGGATGCGAGTCTCGCCGGTTGGTAGTTCCTCCGTGCTGATATTCAGCGGAGTATCGGGGATGCCGGCCGCTTCCTGCCGT